CGTAATTTGTCTGCGTCTGCTTCTATTACTTTTTCGTAGCGTAACTCTTCTCTAGCTTCATTAGGAGTAATAATACCCCCGTTAACTAGAGTCGTGTGATAAGCCGCTAAGTCTTTCAACTCCGGCTGTAGTGCGGACACGTTGGCAGTTACTGGGCTGACGTCATATCCGAAAAATCTTTCTATGCCTGATACATATTTAGTTACAATAGGCATTATTGTTTCTAAATAAAAGAGTCTCAAGTTAGGTGAGATGTTAGCATTATTACCGCCATCTAGTAATAGAGGCGGCACGCCTAAAGCTTTTAAAATCTTAACATCATGGGTTTTGATACTATTATCAAAATCCATATCTTTAAAATTAGCGTCACCTAAATTGTGTGGAGTCATGCCATTATCTAGGATAATGGGTTTTTTAGCCCCATTTTTCAAGTTGTACTTTGATGCCCAGTACGCTTGAGTCTTTTCCTTAGCTTGTGTACTAAGGCTGTTATCTGTAGTGATAATGATGCCAGTAATCGCACCATTCTCAAAGAAGCTCTCTTGGAACTCCTGCATTTTATACAGAATTTTTATGTTTCTAGAAGCAGCTGACAGCCTGCTTGTACCTCTATATATACTAGAAGCACTTAAATCTTTAATATGTATAATCTCATTAGGAGCAAATCTCTGCTCACCGCCATTATACGTGTACTCTTTTACATAAGTAATAGGATCTGGCACTACCTGTACCTGACTAGCAGGTAGGTGGTATAAGTACGCCCCATCCCAGTAGAGAAATATATTACCTTCTAGTAGGAAGTCTGTAAATATATTAACTCTGAAATCTTGTTGAGACTGGTAAGGGTTAGGCGAGAAGTTTAAAATATTTGCTAGAGTTTTCTGCCTAATATTCTTAACTACGCCGGGCTTACTTTCTTTAATATCAAAATCTAGGCTAGCGCACGAACTAACTATCATGCTCACGCCTCTATTAACAGTCTCTATCTTTTCAAATGCTTGATAATATGTTAGAGAAGTGTCAGTACTTACTGAACTACCTTCTGCTCTAGCTATTACGCTTTGTGCAGGGTTTAATTTCTCTACCGTATCGGGGCTCTCGGCCCATGTTTTTGGATTGTACCAACTCATTTACTGTCCTTAGTAAAAATCAGCAAATGTTCCGCGACTAGCTTTAATAGTTTCCTGGACTAGACTTGTACCACCAGACGTATACTTTTCTCGCTGCATATCTATCCAGCGAACCTGTTTGTCTGCTGAAGATAGTGCCGGCGATTTGCCATAAATTTGATGTAGCTTTACGTGATGCGAGTTACATAAAGTATATACAGCGTCGTAAATTTCACGCTTATGTTCTTCAATGAATTCGTCACGTACTGCCAAAATACCTGCATCCGTGGATATATCATAGCCTTTTTCGGCAGACCACTTATTGAGTAGTAGCGTTATTGAATGTGTGTGATGTAATTCTAAGTCGTGAACTGTATTGCATATGTAACAGTTAGCCTTCTTTTCATAAGCCGACTTAGCTCTATCTCGCACATGTTTTACGGCAATGCGTTTATTAGCGTCTGTGTTCTTTGCCATTTTGAGGTTACGAGTTGAATTTCCGTAATTATAGCACGCAGGCAAGTACACGTCAACTAGTAAATTTTTCATCCTGTACAGACGTGAAAAAGCCCCCAACTGGGGGCTTAGATGAAAATTTTCCTATACCAAGGTAGTTCTATTAGCTTTTTAAGTCTAGCTTCTAGCTCATTAACTCTAGTCATTTCATCGTCCATAGCAGATTTATAGAAAGAACAATCGTCTTCTAACTGGTTAATTCTTTTCTCAACATCTGCTTGTACTTCTTCAGCGCTTCTCTTAACCTCTAGTATGTTTATCTTAGCTAGGTGCTTTTGTATAGTAGTACTTTGGACGTCGCAGATACGTTCGTAATCGGCTATAGCGTTACTAAGGGTACGATACGCCATACTGGAATGTTCGTCTACTAACCTGTCTATCTCTGCTCCATCCGCTCCTGGGAACGGGTTTTTAAGAATACAAGTGTTTAAGCAAGTAGGTCCCGCATACGCGTTAATGAACCAAGCCTCTAGAACATCAATATTATCGGCATGACATTCTAGAAGTACTGAAATCTCAGGAGGCCCAAACTCATCATAAGCATCTTGCAACCTAACTGCAGCATCACCTTTTTCAAAGCTACTTATATGCTGATATAACCTATCCCTAATACATACCGATTTGCCGACATAGTGGTACATGTCGTTAAACTTTAGTAAGTAAATGCCTGCAAAATCTAATTCGTCAATTGTTCTCATAGAGTATAAGTGTATAAAGCATATCGTACAGCATCAGCCATGTGTACGACCCCTTTGGAGCCGTCATGCTTTGGTTTTTCTTGTTTAGCCGTTTCTGCAGTATCCCATTTATATTGGTCGAACATTCTTAAACATTCGGTACAATGAGGGGCTACTTCTAAACGTCCCTGTTCTATCAAAGTCTGTACGTACGCGATACCTTCTAATACGTCTTTTTTCGCTTTTATTGTACTTATGTCATACAAGTTAGCTAAGTCTGACATAAATTGAGGAGCTGCTGGGTCACAATAGATTGGATCTATATTCCATTTAGCTATCTGTTCCTTAAAAGCGTCAGCATGCTGCGGTGTTGTAGCTTCTGATTTTAAGTACTCATCTACAATGTGGAACTTATCCACATCGGCCTTATATATAATACTGACGAAAGCTGTGGGGTCCCTGAACCCAGGGTCGAGGCCGGCTAAGGCTTCATGCCTATCTCCGCCTACGTATTCTACTACCTGAGTATCTGGTAACGAATAGATCTGTCCTTCGAAGCTGGTAAAGGATGCACAGTACTCCTGCTCAAACTCAGCTTTAGACATACTCTTGCGAGCTTCAGCTACGTCTGCCTCAGTCATTCTAGGATTTTCTAGATAGTCTGCTTGTAGAGATACCCATTGGGGGTAATCTTCGCTAAATCCACGCAGCCAGAACTTACTGAACCAGTTAGTCTTACCGCGAGGGGTAGAAATAAAAATAGCTTTTGAGTTAGGCTTATCTAGCGTAGGACGTAGTGCTACGTTGAAGGCTTCTTCCCCAGCTGCATCAAGCGCAGCCTCGTCAAAGATTATGATGGAATAAGAACGTCCTACACATGAGTCTACTGTTGATACGGAACCCATACGAATTGTGGAGCCGTTAGGTAGTTCAATAACCCTATCTTTCAAGTTGTTCTTTTCAACTTCTAAATCGAAATTTTTAATTAATTTACGCTGTAGATCAAATGAGATACTAGATAGGTTATAGTTAGGTGATATAATTAATATGTTGCATCCAGGTACTAGTGCTACTAACTGAGCTATAATGTTAGATATTAGAGTTTTACCTGTACGTCTAGAAAGCGCAGCGCATACGAATCTAAATTTAGGGTTATTTACAGCGTTAATCAGAGCTCGCTGAGGTCTGTTCAATGAGTCGTATACACACTGGTTATCCCAATATAGAAGCCTTAGATACCCTTCTATAGGTAGTTTAATAAAACGTTCATCAGAGTCAAAGTTCTGTAGCTCATCACATGCAACGTCTAGGGGTCTACTAACTACTAGCATGGCGTGCAGACTATATTATGCGAGGCGTAGTTGTAAGGAGCCCATATATTCTTTTTCAAGCCTAGGAAGTTATCTTCTCTATATAGGCAAGGTCTATGCTCGCTGATAGTATAGCCTAGTTCTTCCCTGATAAACTTCCTCAACATGTAAGATTTATCTGACCTATCGTCTTCGATATACATAATAGGCCTATCTCGCATGATAGTTTCAAGCCCTCCACGTAGTACTTCTAGCTCAAACCCTTCTACGTCAATCTTTAGCATACCTACACGCGGCAGTTCTAATGAATCTAAGGTTCTAACAGGTACTGTAATATACCCTAACGAAGACTTAGTACCGATACCTAGACCGCCGAAGTTCCCGCGTTCACTGTAGTGAACTTTGGGCATGTCTGCGAAGCCCTCTTCGTTACCTAGGGCATAGTTACATGTAACTACTTCGCCAGCTCCAAAACTAACAACATTCTTCTCTAACAGCTTGTACACTTCGGGCTGAGGCTCAAACGCTAATACATCACGCCCTAAGCTACAGACTGCCATAGAGATACATCCAATATTAGCTCCAATATCTACGAATAGCCCGTCTGTCGAACCTACCAATTCTAGAATCTTTTCGGTCTCATCAGGGTTATATTCCCCATAGTTCCGTACAGACCTACCTACATACTCATCTTTTAAGAAGTAGGAGCAAGCCCCCCAGCGACTTTCTACAATACTGATCATTTATACATC